CAACTTCCGAGTAAGTCGTTAGAATTTCTCCCGTAACAGCATCCAACACGTAAACATCCCCTTTAAATTCAAGATGGATTAGTGACTTCGATTTCACTATTAAGAGCGATGTTCGCCGTAAAGGTAAGAGCAGCGTTCACAGAAGCAGCGTCTAAAGAACAGCTAACTTCGCCAGTAAATCCAAAAGTAGTGTTATCAGGGAATGTAATCTTAAAATGATTAACGCCAGTCAATCCTTTTAACACACGGTAATTAGAAGTTTCAGAACTGTTATCATAGAGGAACTTAAACGCCAAATCACCATAATCAACTAAACCATTAATGTATTTCTTATTCGCATCAGCAAGGCAAGTCACATCAACTTTTTCAGGAGTGCCGCCAAGAGAAGGAATTTCCTATAAGTTGCTAACTTCGGTATAAGCAGTGCCATTAGCACTATATTCAAACTTAATACCCTTTGAAAGTAATCCTTGTGCCATATTCAAAAATCTCCTTTATTATATTTTTTCATAACCCATTGCTTCATATCTCATAATGATTTCTAATTGAGATATTCCAACAGACAACTCATTAATAGAAGTTCTCTTGAACCCCTACTTTCTCATTACATCATCAATCGCAACGGCTTTAGGCATCAATGCAGCAAGACTATTACCCCATAATTTAATATTGTATGATAATCGGCTATAAAACAAATTATCTCCTTCGGCTTCTGCTACATTGTTATTTTCAATAAATGTAATACAAGGAGTTTCAGTAGAACTATCTACAAATAATTCATAATAGACAGGTAAGCCAACTTTTTCTAACTCTTGTTTTAAGGTTGGTTTATAATCAATCATAAATTTTGAACTCCCTTCTTCAATTCTTCTCTAAACAACTGGATAATCTCTTTGCGGTTTTCATCTAATGCCGGATTTAAGAACGGCTGCGGCTTCTAGCCTACTGTGCTATGCCAATGTCCTTCGGCATCTTGATAACTCCATTTATCTTGCCTGCCTGTTCCTTCACTTGAAAAAATGCCTGTGCCTATTTCAACATAAGGTGCGTATTCAGTATTAGTGCCTACAACGGCTTCTGTTCCCTCTACTTCGTGTGTAATAGAGTTTCTCAACTAACCCTTATCAACAGGACATTTCTTTTTAGCATCATTTTCAACCAAGATACAAGCCTTATTAAGAACTTCGTCTAAATTGATATTATCCAGCTTTTCTAATTTTTTTAATAATCTATCTAAATTTTCTATTTGAGCCATTATTACACCTTCTTCATCAGAACTTGGTGTAATCTTCCAGAAGGAATAACATAAAGCACATCATAAGTAGTGCCATTCACAATAATCTGGTTTTCATCGGTAATTGAAGCATCATATGTTAAGCCGATATTCGTTATATCACAATAACGCACGTCAGAAACATTTGTCTGCGAATAAATCTTTACAACCATATCTACTGTTCTTGTGGTGCTACCTAATTTGCGTTTTTCGCCGTAGGCATCAGTTCCAGTAGCGAAGGAAACTACTGAAACCGGCTATAATTCGCGGTTAAAAGTCATAAGGTAATTAATTTCCTTTTTGCCTTTAACGCACGAATAATAGGTTCTGGATAGTCTGCGGAATAAGCAAAACTTACTCCGCTATATCCTTCACTATCCAAACCTTCTGTGCCAAGGCGATTATAATTATATATGCACATCTTTAAGATGATGGTGCTTAATTCATCTACGCAATCTAAATGCGTATATGCCATTGCTTCTTCTCTGGCTTGTTCAATAAGAAAAGTTAGTAAATCGTCTTTCGTGTTATCATTAATGTTTAACAACATCTTTAAGTTCTCTAACATAATTTACTAACCTCCTGTTGGATTAATTACGCCTTTGCTTCTGTAATGCTGGCAATCTTGGTAGCATCAGCAAGAGCGACAAGGTAAGTGGCACGAAGATAAACGCTGTTCTTACGGGTATCAGGGTTTCTATCTGGTTCAACTTCAACGTCTTTCTTAACAAATAGTTTAACAGCTTCCTTAGTCATAACAAAAGCCTTATCGGTTAAAGCCTTGGTAGCGATAACAGGAATACCGCAGATAGTGCCAACCTAGCCATTGTAGATAACCTGTCCCATCATAGCAGACTTGTAATCTTCATCCTTGCGTAAAGCAGCTTTCCACTTGTTAGGGATAAGAATGAATAGCTGGCTTTCATCTTCAAGGTTAAGAGTGCTGATAGCATCAACAATAGTATCATAGTTGAGTGCTCCACCCTTTGCGAAGGTAACGCCAAGAGTAACGTCAGAGCCAGTAATAGCAGAAATGAAATCAGAAGTCATTTTGTTCGTCATAACCTGAACAGCACCCTTCATCATACCATCAACGATATATGGGTCTTTCATAGCTTCTTCATCAGTGTAATCATAAGCCTGTTGGCAGAGTTTAACAGTGTAATCCTTGCCAGTGTAAGAAATGCTACCACGTTTAGCGGCAGTATTGCCAACGCCGTTAGCTAATTCTTCTGCTTCACCAGTGTAGGTATAAGTATTAACGGTTTTCTTCATACCAGCACTTTCAGCTAGTTCATTATCAATCGTCATTAAAGAACGAGTATTAAGAGCAGTAGTAAGTAAATCCTTAGCTACGCTTTCTACAACAAAATTATTATATACTGTGTTTGCCATTGTAAAAATCTCCTTTATTATTTAAATAATTGGTTGAATAATTCAGGATTGTTATTAAGCAAGTTCTATCTTTCAATGATACTCATTTTCTTAGCCTGCTCCTTCGTGATTGCTTCATCAGGCGGCAGGTTCTTCTTTGGTGCAGAACTACCTAAACGCTTTTCAACCTCTCTCTTTACACTATCCTTAAATGCCTTTTCCAAAAGGCGAATGTTAGAGTTCATCGTTTCAGCATCTTCCGCAATTACAAAATCAACTAAACTTAATGATAATCCCTTATCTGCTAGTATCTGACTAGCGGTATTTTTATTTTCTGCCAGAGCAAGTGCCTTTTCTTTTTCAGCTATTGCCTTTTCACGTTGCTCTAACTCATATTGAAATTTTTCAGATTCATTCATCTACGCAAGTTTTTGTGCTTCCTTAATCTTGGCTTCATTGTTTTTTTCCTGTTTCTTTAATGCCGAAGTAATACGTCTATCTACTTCTGATTGAAGCATCTTGTCAACTTCTTCTTGCGTATAAGTCTTTGTTTCAGTTCCAGTAGTAGAAGTATCAGTAGTAGTATCTACGCCTGTGTTCTGATTGTTTAAATTTCCATCCATAATAATTAACCTCCTAAGTTATTGCGATTGCCGCAATCCCTTTTCATAAATTATATAAATTAAGTTTGGCTTTATTAGCCACCCTTCACATAGATATAAAAAACAGAACAGAGTATTTTAACTACTCTGTCCTGTCTTTGAAAAATTATTTTTCGTTTTCTTCTGGCTTTGGTTGCTTATCTTGAATCGCCAGCATAACTAAGTATCTACCCATTGACAAGCCTAGGCTTTCAGCCTTTTCTTGTATCATTCGCTTTTCTTCTTCTGTAAGCCGAATTTGAAATACCGCAGTCTTTGTAGCCATTACACAACCTCTTTACTATCCAGATAGCAACTATCAGGACACAAATCTATTTTGTTATCCCATACAACATTACTATCTATATTGGGATTCTTATCCCAAGCCACACAGCCGCAATCATCAATATAGACACGCTTAAATACTTCCATTGGCTTTAAGCAAGCAAACACACCGTCAAGCGGTTTAACGTCATACAAGCGTTTTTCGCCGTTGTTATACTCCAATAGCAAAGTATAATCATCATTCGCTTTTACGCTTACAAGGCGTTTCCTGCCGTTCTTAAAGTATTCTGCTACTCTTGGTTCTAACATTACTATACCCCCTTTAAGCATAGCAAGATTGAACCGTTTATTTCAACGGTTCAATCGGGAACAAATCTTGCTTCTGTTCGGCTAACTGCCAGTTCTCTAACAGTTCTTCTTGGTGAAGTGCCGTCCAGCCTAATAACATCTTTAACTGCTTGTTCGGCAAGCTGCCTTCAAGCACTTCAATGTCATTAATTGAAATAGCAACTTCATCAGAACCATACTTTGCGTGAAAATGCGGCGGTTGGTGTTCTCGCCAGTTCATATAGATTTTGATACCACGGAAAATACAGATTGTAGGCATATAAGCAACCTCCTTAATTACAATCCTATTATAGCAAATTGTAATTACAGTGTCAATACCTTATTGAAGTTTTTCTTCCAATCTATTAATTTCATCCCGCCACGCCTGCCGTTGTGCTTTTACTTCGGCATACTCTTTATCAGTAAGCAAACCTTCACTATATTTGATTGCTTTATAATCAGTTTGAGTAAGTTTCTGCTTTAATTCAAAGATTTGTCTATTTATCTTTGCTGTTTCATCTACTTTAATTTCCTCTACTGTTGGTGTTCTGCGTTTAATGGTAAATTTACCATCAACAACAGCATAGTAGGAATACTTGTCAGGTAACGGCTATTTACGCTCCTGCTCTGTTATCTCAATATAGGGTTTTGTATCTTTACCGAAGGAGATAACTTTTCCTGTTTTTTGATTGTAATTAACTTTAATCATTTTATTACCTCCTATTAGGTTTTATAGAGAATAAAATCCAATGATTTACTACTATACAAGTTTATTGAACTACCATCATATTTAAAGAAAATTTCTCTACTTACATCTATACGTATAGATTGTTCTACCCAGCCAGTTCCTAAAGTTTGTCCAACCTCAAGATTGAGATTGGCAGTAAAATTCAGATATGTTTGATTTTTTAAATCGTTGTTATCTGTCCAGTATAAAACCATTTCTGTAGCATTATATAAGTTACTCTCTGAGGCATTACTTGTAGCTTGCCAATCTAAACTTAATGCCGAACTATTTCCAACTAAATAATAAGACATAAATAAGGTAAATTTATCACTTGTAATATTTCCACTACTATCACGATTTACACTATAAACAAACACTTGGTTTGAAGTGGCACCATTAGTATTTATAACAACATATGCAATTTTATTTCCCATGCTAAATACACGAATAACAGTTAGATAATCAATAGTCATATGAATATTTTTATTTGAATACACTTCTTTTAAATGGATTTTATCTTCATCAGTGAATGTCTAACTAGAAGTAAAAGCATAACCACTACCACCGCCACCAGAACCGCCAGAAGGAGTAAATACAACTTCTGTATCGTCTTTCTTTGTAAGTGTTAATGTATTGCCATTTACAGAAGCATCCTTAATATATGCGTTTGGTTCACTACCGCCTGAACCGCCTACACTACTAATAACACCATCAGCAATAGTAATTGTATTACCATCTACTTTCACGCCACCAAGAGTAGAAGTAGAAGCAGTGGGAAGTGTGTAAGGTGCGGGAATATCGGTTTTCTTTGCGTATTCAATTAATGATTGATGTTCGGTTAAATATCCTGCGTCATTGGCAAACGCAGAAACTTTAGTTGGCACTGTTGGAATATCAATTTCGGCAATCTTATCATCAACATAAGTTTCTGTTGCTAATCCAGTAGTAGAAGGAATAGTAGGCTTATCAATTAAGTCATTATAAGAACCAGTCTTTGCTACCTGTGCCAAGTCTGCGGTTTTCGCATATCCTTCTAAACTCTAATGTTCAGTCAAATAACCTTTATCATTTTCCAATTCACTAACCTTTGTTGGGACTTCTGGAATGACGATAGCAGCCACTTTTTCATTTACATATGCTTCACTGGCTAACCCCTCTACACTTGGAATAGTAGGCTTATTAGATAAGTCGTTATAATCGCCGCTTGTAGCCACATTTGCGAAGTTAGGCTTGTTCTATATCTTACTCCAATCTACACTATCTGCTGTGCCGCCACCAGTTGCCGAAAGAACGCCGTTTGTAATAGATAAGCCACTACCTACTTTCACACCACCTAACGCCGTAGTAGACGCAACAGGCAGTTCATAGGGTTCAGGAATAGAAGGTTTATCTGATAAGTCATTGTAAGAACCAGAAGTAGCAACAGTAGATAAGTCTGCGGTTTTGGCATAATTACTTAAATCAACCTTTGCGGCTGCTCCTTCTTCAATCTCATTAATTTCAGCCGTAGTAAAGTAATCGACACCCTTTACAGGTGTTTTTCCATCTTTACCATTCGTGCCGTTTATACCATCAATACCATTTCTTCCGTCTGTTCCTTTCAGACTGGCTAACCAATCTGCTTCAGAACCTTCATAGCCTGCTTCTACTGCTAACTGGTAAGCACTCTTACCATCTTCGCCTTTAGCACCTACTTGAACCTTTTCTGCAATTTCATCTTTGATTTCAGTTATTTCAGCATCAGTAAAATAATCAACGCCTTTAACTGGTGTTTTGCCATCTTTGCCAGGTATGCCTTGTTCGCCGGGTTCGCCTTTGTAATAATCAACGCCTAATCCCAATTCGGCATTAATACTTTCTTGCTCTTGGAGAATACCATAAAGTTCAATCATTGTGTTACCTCCTCACCAATTTCAAAATTAGAGATAGGAACAATAGTATAGATATTGCCGCCAAATGTAGTTAATTGAATATCATAAACATAATTTCCAGTAGTAAGAGATTTAGTATCTGCGGGAACAATATCAATTACGCCTTTGACTGCGGTTTTGCTTAATGCTATATCACTATTAGGATTTTTACGCACAGTAAGCGTAATTACATCATCATCAAATAATTGTCTTTCACTTCCGCTTGCTTCAATTACTCTTACTTTAAATGAAGCATTATCGCCTTTGGTAATATAGATTTTATTTGTTTTCTAATTTATTTTAAACACTATATAACCTCCTTCACTTTATAACGCCAAGAACAGAGCAGCGGCAATTAGCGTGAAAAGGTGGAGCATTTTCACCTACTGTCATTTCCGCAATCTTAAAACGCTTGCCGTTCATCTTGCTACATATAGGACAAGTTCTTTCATCGTGTGCTGATAAGATTTCATATTCATCTATACCGACTTCAATATATTTGTTGATTGCCGCCTTATTCTATACATAACTTAATTCTGTTCTGGCTATTCTATCTGCTTTTCTATAACTAACGTCAAATGTTTCCATTAACGTTTTAACTAATTCATCTTTGCTTACGCCACGGCTAACACAGTCAATCAAGCCTTTTTCTAACGCTACTTGTAATTGTGCTTTGTTCTGCCATATGCGGTTGCTCCAGTGCTTGCCATCAGCACACCAAATGCTATTAATAACTTCCTTTGCTGTCTTTTGGTTAAATTCACCGCTAAAATTAATTGATTTTCCAACAGAAGAAGAAGTGATAGCATACATATCAAGCAATTTCTAATTAGTGATTGTGATTTCTTTGCCGCCTAACGCTTTTAATTGCTTGTTTAGGCTTTTCATAAGGCTAAAGTAGCGGTTATACTTATATAAATCACTGGCAAGCAATGTTCCATCAGCCGAAGAAACTAATAGTTCATCATACAACTTTTCAATATCACGGCTTACCGCCTTTAATGATTGCTGATATTGTTTCCGCAGTTCGGCTTCATATTGTGCTAATGTTCTATCATATTGTAATTCACGCTGCTTTAATTCACGTTTCTGCCAATAACTCATTCTTCTTCATCACTCTCTGCGTTATCTGTTGTGCTATTGGTATCAAAGCCATACATAGACATATTTGCTTCTTTTTCCTTTTGGAGTTGCTTCACTTCGGCATCTACATCTTTAATAAATGGAAGTAAAGAAATAAGTGTCTTATCGCTTACAATACCTCTTAACTGATTAATTGCTTGTGCGGTATCAGTGATATTTTGTGGAAGATTGCGTGTAAATACAATCTGAATATCACGCCACTTTGTTTCACCATCAGTAAGAAAAAGAATAGAACAAATCAATTCAATGCGGCGTTGCAGTGCCTTTGTCATATTCGCCACAATATTAGAAGCAACGTTTTCAAAGCCAATCAGCTTATATTTAATAGCAACACCCGACTAACTCATAAACGTATCTTCTGTGAAATCAGGTGAATTAGAAATCTTGTGAATTGTATCATTAATGTTTTTAAGCATATTCTCAATTTGAGTATCACTAACGCTTTTGGTTAAATAACTGGCTTCTGCGTCTGTATCCATCATAAGCACACGGTTTTGCTTCATAGCAACTAAATCATCTGCGTCAGCCATACAGCCTTTAAGTACTAAATAAGCATCACAGAAACTTTCAAAATCATCAACTTCACTTGATAACAGTTTGTTGTAAGCATCTTGAAGTGTCATTACCTAATCAAAAATACTTACTTCATCAGTATTAAGACTAAATACAGTAATCGGCACTTGCTTATATACATTTGGCTTTTCTTCCAATAGTGATAAAGTAGTAAAAGCATTAGAAGATTTATATTTGCGGATGAACTCATTACCATATACTTCAATGTAATATTCATCTTGTGAATTATTGATAGTATCAGCAACATAATAGCGAATTACATAAAGCAAATCATTGTTTAAGTCATTAGAATAAACAGGAATACATTCACGGCTATCTAATACTTTAAAACGCTGTTTAGCATCTTCGTCAACATAATTAATTTCAAATGATTTGCCGAATATTAAAGCATTACGCAATAATTCATTATCTTCTGTTCTAACATCATTATAATTAAGAATATCTTGAATAGCATCAATATTTGTCTAACTTAAATAAGAAATATCAATGCCGGTTATGTATCCCTGATAGTTCTAAACTATATTGAAACAATAATTAGATACAATGCGGTTACAAGGCTTGCCTACGTCGCTTGCCACCTTCCGCATTATCTCTTGATTGCCTTTGTAATATTTTAAATATTTATTTAATCTTGGCTTTTCATTTAATTCAAATTTCTGAATAGTTTCAGCAATATAACTTTCAGTAAGTTCTGCTTGCTTGTCTATAATATACAATCTGAATTACCTCCTTTTATAATCCAAGTAAAGCCTTATCAAATGACTTTAACTTGGTTTTTGTGTATATATCACTATAAGCGTAGCCTAAACCATCAACTGCGTGTGAAAATTCATGCGTTGTATCTTCTGTAAGTTGTTCGGTTTTCTTATCCAATAGATAAGAAAAATTTTCAAACTCTGTTATCAGGTTTTGACAGGCGGAGCTTATAATAATCTCATGGTTCTATAAAAAACTAATTCTTGCTTTAACGCTATTCTATCCTTTAATACAAGGAACTGCGTTAAAGCCTTGTTTGCGGAAATAGTCAATACTGCGGGGTTCGGCGGCATCCATAAATATCTTTGTTTTGCCAATCTTCATTTCATTCATTGCTGCTGCTACTTCGTCTAACTGGCAACCACGCTTATAAAATTCATTAAATACATATATGCGTTTATTAGCTGCGTCATAAAGGCTATCAATTACGGTTGTCGGGTCTACATAACCGAAGTCTGCTCCTACTCTATGTTCTAATCCGGAAGCAGACAAAGAAAGAACATCAAAATCTTCTACACGCCAGTTATGGAATACAAGGTTATCGACATTAGTTCCCCAATTACCTTCACAATACACTCTTGCCTTTGCGGGATTTCGCACATATAATTCTTCAAGCGTTTCAATATATTCTTTGCTTAAAAAGGGGTTATCCCTAAAAGTTGTCTATGAAAAGTAGAAGGATTTAGGCGGGTTGATTTCGCAAAAGTCATATAACCAATGATTTTTGGAAATGGGGTTAAACGCCATTATAATTTGCTAATTAGGGTTTGTGCCACGCATACGCAAATTTAACTGCTCTACGATTGATTTCGGCACTTCATAGACTTCTTCAATAAAGATAGTGCCGATATTGGTTAATGACAAAAGTTTGGTTTCTTCATCCAAACCCATAAATATAATTTCACTGCCATTTGGGAATTTGATATTGAAATCTGTTTCTCTTATTTTCACATATGGCGTTAATTGCCACTTCTGCAATACTTCCTTAAATAAGGCAAAACAAGTATTTCTTAAAGTAGTTCCAAAGCGGCGGCAAACCACAACTTTAATCTTTTCATTAATACATCTAACTATAATCTTCTATGTTATGAAATAAGATTTACCTGAACCCGCACTGCCTTTATATACCTCAAATCTGTGCGAATAATCCAGAAGTAAAGGATATAGAGTAGGCGAGAACAGGCTTTTCTTTAAATTCAATTCAATGTGCGGCATTACTGCTAACTATTCTTCTTATCAATGTTATTTTCGCGGGTAAAATAGAAAACAATAATTATTGAGAACATATTAATGAAATCGCTTGCCACAATAACGCCAGTTAAGGCAAGCACGGCAAAGCAGATAACCATAACAAGGCTAACAATGCTTTTTACATCAATCAATTTTGCTAATTTTTCTTTTAGTAAATCCATCTCAATTACTCCTCTATATTAATTTTTATTACTGTCTCTACATTTGCATTAATATTTTGATTTTGTAAAGACATTTGTTTTTGTAATAAATCAAGTGCTTTTAACTATGCTTTTGCGTCATATTCCTTATCGCCTTTTTCAGCAAATGCAATATCAGCAAGTTTATTTGCTATGCGTTCAGGGGTTATCATTGCACGTTCAAATGCTTCCTTTTGGAGCTATGCTATATAGTCCTTTACACGCTGCCTTTTTAACACTTGGCTTCCATTACTTCTTGCAGTATCAAGGTTTGAAGTATTATATGCTTTTAAATACGCCTTTTTAATATCATAGCATTCTACATAGGCTTCACAGAATGCTCTTTCTTTTGGGGTTAATTCATCATTATGTGGTGCTGGCATCATCTTTCACTTCCTATCTTATAGGACATTGCACCAATTAACATTCCAAGAGTGAAGATAATCACACCTGTAATCATACCTAATATCATTGTGCATCCTCCTATTCAAATTTTTCTAATGCCTAATCAATCATTGCCAAATTATATATCAATAAAATAAATTCTTCGCTCATCATTATTTTACCTCCATAACTATAATTCTTGTTAGCTCTACAGAGCAAATTTTTAATTGTATGAGTATTTGTAAGGTAATTATTTTTTTCGGCTCCAAAAGCCAAACTAAATAAATCAATCTTGCCATTCATGTTTAATGCAGCTATATTTGCGTGCTAAATCAGTTCTAAATACATATGCCTTAGATATTTTGTTATCCAAGTTATCGTTGAAAATTTTTACTTCCCCGTGTTCCTCCAAAAGAGAACAAGTAAGTGGGAAGTCTAATATGTATCCGTGCCGTTTTACCATATCATAAATACATACATAATCAGCCTTACACTTGAATAACCAGCCTGCACTTACATAATCGCCACGCTACGCTCCTGCTTCAAAAAAGAAATTGCACGTTTTATTTATGCGGTAATCTGCCTTAACTTCTAAGCCTGCGGTTTTGCCATTTTTCTTTATCAAGAAATCTATATCAATTTTCTGGTAATCAGGCACTTCGGCAACATCTACAACTTCTATTCCTCTTGATTGTAAATGCTTCTTTACTATTTGTTCTGCTTGTTTTCCTTTACTTTTTTGCTATTGGAAACCATTCATATTAATCACTCCTTCTTATGGTTATAAAAAAGACAGTAATGAAATTAATCATTACTGTCCCATCTGCTATATTCATTTTGATAATAGGTATTATCATTTTGATAATACCATTTAATCTACTACACTATAATACTTGTCGGCAATTTTATAAAAGTTGTTTCCTAACACTTTATAATTCTAATTATCTACAAGGATACATAATTTTTCTCTACTAATTATTATTGCCGTTTCTTTACTCTTACCATCACTTTCTACATCTGGTTCTTCCAGAACACCCCCATTTTTGGGG